AATACGACGGGTTTTCCGATATTCATATCCGGGCAAGGCTGGCCTTCCCTCAAAATAGCAGCGGAAGGGCTGGGGTATTCCTTGGTGATATTTTCTGCTGCTTAAATTATGACACGCAAAGAGTCGAACTTTATCAAGGTACTTCCTTGCTTGGCAGCTACTCCGCCAGTTTCTCAAAAACTGCAGATGCCGATCTTCGTGCTAATCCGAATATGTATACTATAGAAATACGAAAACGCGGCAATAAGGTAAGAGTATATTCCGGAGCAGCTTCAACCCTGCGCTTCACAGTGAATGTAAACGGTGGTAGTGGTTATGCAGGGTACTGCTCGGACAATCGGACGGTATGCGAGCTGTTGCGGCTGGGCGATGCGTGGGTATATGAACCATACGAGCGTTTTGATGTGGAGCTTCCGGATGGAACTATAACCAGCTTTGGCAGGCTTGCTCGCACTGGTGTCACGTGGGATGATGAATTTCAGGTGTTTTCAGTAAATAGAGATGTGGAGGAATCGGCAACTCGCAGTGAGGACATTTCAATGGACTATGATTTTTTCCATTCGCAGCTTTTGACGCTTTCCTGTGGTAATGACTATGAAGTAAAAATTATACCGAAAGACATCAATATCTGGATATCCCGTCTCTTCCTCGGAGATGCGGATGGTTTTTCTATTCTGTATTATCAGGATGTGGACAGCCTTGTTTACTGGGCAAACGAAGCGGCTTATCGATGGAAACTGCGAGGTATAGCTATCTGGTCGCTTGGACAGGAGGATATGAGGCTGTGGGAGGCGCTTCCGAAGCAAATGTAGGTTAAAAGTTTTATATATTCAGCGCTTTGCTTTAAGGCAGGGCGCTTTTTTATATGCAAAATTCAAGTTGAACGGAGGGTTAAGACAATGAAAACGGTATGGAACTGGGTACAGGCGGTTTTTACTGCTATTGGTGGATTTCTTGGCTGGTTTCTTGGAGGGCTGGATGGATTTTTATATGCGCTCATCGCTTTTGTGGCCATTGACTATGTGACCGGCGTGATGTGTGCCATTGTAGACAAAAAGCTTTCGAGTGAAGTCGGAGCCAAGGGCATCTTTAAGAAGGTACTTATTTTTGTACTTGTGGGTGTGGGACACATAATCGACAGCCAGGTGCTCGGCAACGGCGGGGCAATCCGGACAGCGGTGATTTTCTTTTACCTGAGTAACGAGGGAATTTCAATTCTTGAGAATGCAGCACATATAGGACTGCCCATTCCTGAAAAGCTGAAGAACGCATTGGAACAACTGCATGGCCACTCAAATGAGGAGGATGAAAAGAAATGAAGCTTTTTACAAAATACATGACGCGAAACGATTGCTATACAGCAGGCCGCAAAATCACGCCTAAAGGAATCATGGTACATTCGACGGCTGTGCCGGGTGTAATGGCGGCTGAGTGGTTTTCCCGTTGGAACAAATCTTACAAGGCCGGCGAAATAAATAGGCAGGTATGTGTTCACGCTTTTGTAGACGATAAAGAGGTTTGGCAATACCTGCCTTGGGATCATCGCGGGTGGCATGCGGGAGGAGCAGCCAACAATACCCATATTGGCTTTGAAATCTGTGAGCCTGCTGGGTTTTCGTATAAATCCGGGTCGGTAATGGTGGGTTATGATGCAGCAAAGCAGGAAGATTATTTCCGTAAAGCGTGGCAGAATGCTGTTGAACTCTGCGTTATGCTCTGCAAGAAGTACGGTCTTAATGAGAATGACATCATCTGCCACTCCGAAGGATATAAGCTCGGTATTGCCAGCAACCATGCTGATGTGATGCACTGGTTTCCCAAGCATGGGGAGAATATGGACACTTTCCGTAAAGCAGTAAAAAAAGCGCTGGAGAACAGTACAGATAACAATACTGATATTGGAATTGGAGATATGGTGGAGTTTAAGGTCAGTGTAAAGAATTACTACCCCGGCAGTGTGGAAGTTCCAACATGGGTCAAAAATGACTATTACCACAGGGTCACACAGACTTTATACAAAGGCAAGCCGGTCATAAAAGGCGGCAAAGAATGTGTATTGCTTGGCAAAAAGGTTAAGAAATCCGGCGGTCAAGAAATTGCAGGCATAAACACTTGGGTAGCAAAAGAAAACCTTGTAATTGTAAACAGCATTCCTGATAACAAGGGCAATAGAACCTATACAGTGCAAAAAGGCGATACCTTATGGAGAATAGCGGAAAAAGAACTCGGTAGAGGAACAAGATATCCGGAGATTAAGAAACTCAATGGCCTGACTTCAGATACTATTTACCCCGGACAAGTTCTGAAATTGCCGGAATAACGATAAAGGACAGCCAATCGCGGCTGTCCTAAGTTTTTATAGGAGGTGCTTGAATGATAGAGGCGGCTATTCATTTACCATATAACCCGCAGGAAACGAACTATACAAAGATAACACAGGAGGAAATTCAAAGAGAGGTTGATTACTGGCGGGCATATAAAATCCTGCAAAAGATGCTTAAAGCGGGACTGATTTCAGAGGAAGAATTCCATAAAATCGACAAGTTAAATCTTAAAACTTTCTCTCCGATGTACGCACAGCTTATGGCCTAATTAGCTTGCTATTAGCGGCACATAGAGGTAACATGTCACATACCCAAAGGAGGTGAAAACAGTGAGAAAGGTAACAAGGATTGATGGAAACAATGCTCTTCAAGCTTTCAAACCAAAGGTAAGAGTGGCAGCTTATTGCAGGGTTTCAACCGATAGTGATGAGCAAATGGCAAGCCTGGAAGCACAAAAAGACCATTATGAATCCTATATAAAAGCAAATCCTGATTGGGAATTTGCAGGGATTTATTATGATGAAGGCATTTCAGGCACAAAAAAGGAAAACCGAACTGGACTTTTGAGACTGCTTGCAGATTGCGAAAACAAAAAAATTGACTTTATTATAACCAAGTCAGTCAGCAGATTTGCCAGAAACACAACCGACTGCATTGAAATGGTGCGAAAACTTACCGATCTCGGTGTTTTCATCTATTTCGAGAAAGAGAATATAAACACGCAGCGCATGGATGGCGAATTGGTGTTGACAATTTTGAGCAGCCTTGCAGAAAACGAATCACTATCCATTGCTGAAAATAGTAAGTGGTCTATCAGACGCAGGTTTCAAAACGGAACATACAAGATTTCATATCCTCCCTATGGTTACGATTATGTGGATGGGAAGCTATTTATCAATAAAGAACAGGCAGAAATCGTAAAGAGGATTTTTTCCGCGGCATTGGCCGGTAAAGGCACACAGAAAATTGCAGATGGGTTAAATTTGGATAAAATCCCAACAAAGAGAGGTTCACATTGGACAGCGACCACTATCCGCGGCATTCTTAACAATGAAAAATATACCGGGGATGTTATTTTGCAAAAGACCTATACAGATGAGAATTTTAAGCGGCATTATAATCATGGGGAAAGAGATCAATACATGATAAAGGATCATCATGAAGCTATTATATCCCATGAGGAATTTGAAGCCGTCCAAGAGATATTAAGGCAAAGAGGAAAAGAAAAAGGTGTAATCAAGGGAAGCAATAAATATTTAAACCGCTACCTTTTCTCGGGGAAAATCAAATGCGCAGAATGTGGCAGCAGTTTTAAGCGTCGAATTCATGGCAGCGGTGACCGTAAATATATTGCCTGGTGCTGCACAAAGCACATAAAGGACGCTTCGGCTTGTTCAATGAAATTTGTCAGAGAGGATGCGATCCATCAGGCCTTTGTTGTAATGATCAATAAGCTTATTTTCGGTCATAGATTCATTCTAAGACCATTACTGCAAAGCTTAAAGAAAGCAAATTACTCAGATAATCTAGCGAAGATTCAAGAACTGGAAACAAAAATCAAAGAAAATACAGAGCGGGTTCAGGTTATTATGGGACTTATGGCCAAAGGATACCTGGAACCCGCTCTTTTTAATACACAGAAAAATGAGCTGCTCAAAGAAGCGGCTTTATTAAAAGAGCAAAAAGAAGCCATAAAACGCGCAATCGATGGGGGCATGACTGCTCTTGTTGAGGTTGAGAAGCTTCTTAAATTTGCAACGAAAGCTGAAAAGCAGATTGATACATTTGATAGCGAAATATTTGAGAACTTTATTGAAGAAATCATTGTGTTTTCACCGGAGGAAATAGGTTTCAAAATGAAATGCGGATTGAACCTGAGGGAAAGGATGGTGAGATGATGAGCCATATACCTTTTGGGTATACCATTCAAAACGGCAGGGCTGTTGTTAATGAAAAGGAAGCAATTAAGATTAAGGAATTATTTGAGGCTTATCTTTCCGGACTTTCTTTAACCGAGGCGGCTAAGAAAGCGGGTATTAAGCGCTACCACACATCTATTGCAAGAATGCTGGCAGATAAACGGTATGTTGAGGATAAATTCTATCCGCCCATTATCAGCAGGGACACATTCGAAAAAGCACAACTTGAAAGACGCAGGCGAGCTGAGGCGCTTGGCAGGATTCATGAACATAAGGGAAATGAAAAGAAATGCCCAAGTTTTAGGTTTCATGCTTTAAAACCAGATAATCTATACGATGATCCATTTCAGCAGGCAGAGTATGCTTATAGTCTTATTAAGAGCGAGGTGATTTTAGATGATAACCAGGAATGTTACGGTAATTCCTGCCCGTAAGCGAATTGGGAATAGTGCAAATGCAGAGGAATTACCTAAGCTTCGGGTAGCAGCTTACTGTCGTGTTTCTACGGACAGCGAGGAGCAGGCAACCAGTTATGAAGCACAGATTGAGCACTACACAAACTACATCAAAAGCAATTCAGAATGGGAGTTAGCCGGTATATTTGCAGATGAAGGTATTACCGGAACTAACACGAAAAAGCGTGAAGAATTTAACCGGATGATAGAAGAATGCATGCAGGGCAAAATCGATATGATAATTACGAAATCTATCAGCCGGTTTGCAAGAAATACGCTGGACTGCCTAAAGTACATAAGGCAGCTTAAAGAAAAAAATATTCCGGTTTACTTTGAAAAGGAAAATATAAACACATTGGATACCAAAGGAGAAATCTTGTTGACCATTATGGCATCTTTGGCACAGCAAGAAAGCCAATCGTTAAGCCAGAATGTAAAACTGGGTATTCAGTACCGATATCAGCAAGGAAAAATCCATATCAATCACAACCGGTTTCTTGGCTATACAAAGGATAAGGATGGCAATTTAGTTATCGTACCTGAAGAAGCTGAGATCGTCAAACGCATTTACAGAGAATATCTTGAAGGTTCCAGTATGCTACAGATAGCTAGGGGTTTGGAGGCTGACGGAATTCTGACGGGTGCAGGCAATCCCAGATGGCATACCAGCACCATCAATAAGATTTTAAGAAATGAAAAATATATCGGTGATGCGCTGCTGCAGAAAACCTATACTGTAGATTTTTTATCGAAGAAAAGGGTACCCAATAACGGTATAGTTCCTCAATATTATGTTGAAAACAGCCATGAACCCATAATCCCGCGCGAAATCTTTATGCAGGTTCAGGAACAGCTTGTCAGAAGAAGATGTGTGCATATAAGTAAGAACGGAAAGAAGAGAAACTACAGCAATAATCATCCTTTATCCCAAATGGTGTTCTGCGGCAAGTGTCATGAAATATTCCGCAGGGTTCATTGGAATAACCGAGGAAAGAAATCAATCGTATGGAGATGTGTTAGCCGATTAGAAAATACCGGTTTGTTTTGTACCGCTTCCACTATACTTGAAGATACGCTAAAAGAGAAAATTGTAGAAGCCATCAATATAGCTGTCAGCGGAAAAAACTCTTTTCTGGCTATACTGAAAAAGAATATTGAAACCGTATTAAGCGAGGATTTGGATGAAAGTACAGCAGATATTGATAAAAAGCTGGAAGAACTCCAAACCGAATTAATTCAAAAGGCAAATTCAAAGGAAGCATACGATAATATTGTCAATGAGATTTACCGACTACGGGACTTAAGGCAAGAAACCCTTTCAAGAAACGCTCTCCGTCAAGATAAGCGGGATCGGATTGCTGAGATGACGGACTTTCTTAACACGCAAACCGGTGATATTACGGAGTTTGATGATAAACTGGTCAGAAAATTAGTTGAAAAAGCAATTGTATATGATGACAGGATAGTGGTTGAGTTTAAGTCAGGGTTAGAAATAGAAGCAAACCTATAAGCTCGTATTAAGATGGCCGCCAGTTGAGAAGAAAATCTACGTCAATTTTAAGGACTTTGTGGAGCTTGGAAAAATCGAAACAGAACCACTCCTTGCTGAGATGCTGGCCTATGCAAAGCGATACCAGATTCTCCTTGATGGCAATTCCGGCAGTGCTGCCCTTGACGCCTGCATTGACCGACTGAACCGTCTGGAGACGACGGTAACAAGACCGTACTTCCTCGAAGTGCTGCGCCTATATAACGAAAACAAAATGACGTTGGCACAGGTCACTGAGATTTTCCTGACGACTGAGAATTACCTGTTCCGCAGGACGATGTGTGACCTGCCGACAAATGCCCTTAATAAAATCTTCCTCATGCTGCACAGAGAGATCATACGATATGATGGTACCGAGGATAACTATGTCGAGAAGCTCAAGTATGCACTTCTTTCCAAGAAAGAGCGTGCCCGCTTCCCGGACGATGTGGAGTTTAAGGCGGCATTTGAGGAACGTCCGGTTTATCTGATGAACAGCAAGAATAAGATATACATTCTTGAGCGCTTCGAGAACTTCGGCACTTCGGAGGATAAGGATGTATACCGTCACTGTGACGACGGCACCTATTCGATTGAGCATATTATGCCTCAGCATCTAACGCCAGTATGGCAGAAGGAGCTGGGCGATGACTATGAGCAGATACATGAGCTGTGGTTGCATCGCATGGCAAATCTTACACTGACGGCCTACAACTCGAAATATAGCAATAGCTCTTTCACTGAAAAGAAAACCATGCAGAACGGTTTCGATGACAGTGGTATCCGCATGAATACTTGGATTGCAAAAAAGGACAAGTGGACGCTGGCGGAGCTGGAAGAGCGCAGCGAATATCTCATGGGTCGAGCTCTGTCAATCTGGGCAGCACCTGTCACAGATTACAAACCGGAAGAAAAGCAGCTGGACACTTATACGCTTGAGGATGAGGGTGAGCTGACCGGACGACTGATTGCAAAGTTTACCTTTAAGAACACTGAGCAGCCGGTAACGAGCTGGGTTGAAATGTTCCAGAAGGTTATTCAAATTCTGTATGCCGAGGATAAGGCCATCATCACTAAGCTGGCCATGTCGGAGGAGGAGAACATTGCTCTCCACTTCAATACAAATCAGGATGCGTTCACGAAGTCGCTTGAGATCGGCGATGGCATCTATGTATGGACAAACACCAGCACACAGAGCAAGCTGTCTGTCCTGAGTCGTCTCTTCAAACTGTACGATGAAGATCCGGCAGACTTGGTATTTTATCTGCGTGATGAGAACGAGGCCAACGAGGATGAGCCGGGCAGCCGTTACGAGCTCCGGAGAAAATACTGGACATACGCGCTTCCGATTATCCAGAAGGCGCACGGCGAGGATGGCTCCTTCTCCAATGTTAATCCGTCAAGAGATAACTGGATCAATGGCTTCTTTGGTATAGGTGGCTTCTATCTTTGCTGCGTAGCAAACTTTGATGCAGCGCGGGCAGAGGTCGTATTTGGCAGAGGAAATAAGCAAGAAAACAAGGCTGCATTCGATAGCCTGTACACACATAAAGCAGAAATAGAATCTGCGCTGGGCACGACGCTCCAGTGGAACCGTGGCGACGACATTAAATCGTCTAAGGTATTCATTCAGCTGAATAACGTCAGCATCGAGAATGAGACCGATTGGCTCCAGATGGCTAACTTCCACGCTGATTGGACGAAGAAATTCTACGATGTGATTGTGCCGTTTATCAAGGGATGAGGAGGTGATCGGATGAGAGTTATCAAAAATCCAGCATGGGTGTACTACCTCGCCGATACAGATCCACATTTCGATGAAACAAAAGTTGGAAAATGGATGTATTTTTTCGGAGATAGGCAGTTTGTAGAAAAAATATGTAGAGAGGCAATTGAACAGAATATCGTTGAGGAGTGTAAACACAGTAATGCAGACGATGGTGTTTCTTGCTTTTACCTGAATGATGACGATCTTGAAGGTCATAGACGCGTCATTGAGTTTTTCATAAAGAATGACCTGATCCGTAAATCGAAAAAAGGCAAGCTGTACAACATATGTTCTCATGCCGCTTTTTTGAATCCTGGTCAAAAATTTATGAATTGATAATAGTAAAGTAATTGAAAAAGTAATTACTTTCTGGTATACTTTATTCATGGCTATGTGAAACTCACAGGAGGATGATTATGTCGGAAAAGAAAAGAAGCATCACACCGATGGAACACTATAATATGTCAGATTTTCTGAGAGGACAGGCTTCAAAAATTATTACATCTGTCTCTGAAGAAGATAAGGCTGGATTTGCCTCACGGTGTTCTTTTCCGTGGCAATGCAGAAGAAACCATCCGTACCCAAGTACTAAATACACATTATATTAAAGGCATCATCAGTCTGCCTTCTAACCTCTTCTATGGAACCGGTATTCCTGCCTGCCTTATTTTCCTCGACAAAGAGGATGCAGATACCAGAGAAGACATCTTCTTTATTGATGCCAGCAATGGCTTTAAGAAAGACGGCAATAAGAATCGCCTCCGTGAACAGGACATTGAGCGAATTGTCCGTGTTTATACCTCGCGTGAGGAAATCAAAGGCTATTCCCACCGAGTACTTTATTCCACAATTTTGGAGAAGAACAACGGCAATCTGAATGTGCCACGCTATATTCAAAAAATCGATGATACGCTTCCACAAAATATTACTGCTCACTTGAAAGGCGGTATTCCGAAATTTGACATCGACTCGCTTTCAAAGCTATGGGTTGTATCGCCTGAATTGAAATCTGCTATTTTTAAATGCGTTGACCCAACACATGATATCTATCATCTTGCTCTGGAATCCGGTGCAATTGAAAATACGTTTGAACAGGATCAGAAACTTCAGGCTGAAAAAGCATTGGAGGGCACCACCATCTTTGAATCGTGGCGAGATGAAGTCCGCGATATCTTACTTGGTATCACAGCCGAAGTTGAAGTGGAAATTGAAATGGCGGATATCAACGCAGACACTTCTAAACTGGCTTTGTATGCACAGACGGCATCCGGTGATTATCAGAAGTTAGATCAAGAACTGTGGGACATTACAGAAGGTCAGATCAGTGTGTTGAAACTTCGTATGCAGGATAATGTGGACTGGGATATCAATGCAGATCAAGGTGCTTATCATATTGCACTGCAGTTTGTTTATGAACCATAGTAAGGCATATGTATCGGAAAAAGGGGAAGGTAAATGGAGACAGGAAGAACAAAGGTACAAATCAAGAACCATATAAAACTTTACTTTTTTTGCACTTTGACAGGGGCAACTGCGGGCGGAGTTGTATGG